CAGTGGCGCAGCCATCCGGAAACACCGACAAAAGTGCATCGTTCGTTGAAGAGGTAGCCGCCGGTCAACGCCCCCGACGCTCTCACCCTCAAGGCTGGGAACCAGGGGTCGCGTGGAACGGCCGAGAGGGCACCCTCACCACCCCACCACTCGAAACAGACCCAACCAAAGGGGTTTGGTCTGAACTTGTCGCCGATTGGGGTTTGGACCCTCTGACCACCGAAGTTGTGGAGGGTTCGGTTCAGGTTCGCGCGTGGGACACTCACGACGGCCGGAGGCTTCGCTATTACCGGGCGACGTTGCGCGCGCGTGAATTGGACTTTGACCGGCCAGATGTGGACGCTTTGTGCCGGTTGGTGGAGAAGAGGCGGCCTGTGAAGCCGCTGAAAGGCCCTGAGAGGCCCGACAGGGCTTTGGTGGTCATGTTGGCCGACTGGCAGTTGGGGAAGGCAGGAGAAGCCAACGGAGGCACCCCAGAGACAGTTGAACGGATTTGTCGGACCCTTGACTATCTGCCAGCCCGAATCAAAGAACTCAAAAAAGCCGGACGACCCGTCGAAACCGTCTACCTAGTCGGTTTGGGTGATTTGGTTGAACAATGCTCCGGCCACTACCCCAGCCAAACGTTCAACGTCGACCTCGACCGACGCGAACAAATGCGCCTCGCCCGCCGACTCATCCTCCGAGCCGTCGACAACCTAATCGGACAAATCCCACGAATCGTCCTAGCCGCTGTGCCAGGCAATCACGGAGAGAACCGGTTGAACGGAAAAGCGTTCACGAAAACCACCGACAACGACGACCTAGCAGTCGTGGAACAGGTCGCCGAAATCTTGGCCGCCAACCCCGACCGCTACGGCAGCTGCACCACTGTCCTCGCAGACGGAAACAACCTTGTCCTCAATATCGCCGGAATTCCCGTCGCCTTCGCCCACGGACACAAAGCCGGCGCATCCGGCCACCCAGCAGCGAAACTTGAGAACTGGTGGAAAGGCCAAGTGATGGGCCGGCAGCCCATCGCAGACGCCGACATCCTCATCACCGGTCACTACCATCATTTCATTTGTTCAGAATCCACCGGCCGGACCTTCATGCAAGCCCCCGCCATGGATGGTGGGTCACAATGGTGGACAGATATCTCAGGCCAAAACTCCCCGTCCGGACTTCTCACCCTCGGCATCGGCACCGGCTACGGCCCTCGAGGCTGGGGTGACCTCCACATCCACTCCGTCTAGAAAGATCCCCGTCATGGAAGAACCCGAAGTTGACGAATATTTCGACGCCGCCTGGCCATCAATCCTCCTCGACGGTTTCGCCCTCGTCCACGGAGATCGTGGCCGCTCCTATGGACCACCGTGGGAGGATTACCAGCGCGTCACTAACCTTTTCAATTCGCTTTGGGGTGCCGATGTTCTCGACGTCAACGCCGGAATTTTGTTCATGATCTGCATGAAACTCGGAAGGATTTCTCATGGCATCGAACAAGGCTTCAACGCTGAACAGTTGAAAGACTCAATCACCGACGCCGCCGGCTACCTCGACTGCCTTTACGGATCACTGCTGAACCCTGCACTGTTCACTCCACTTTTCGACGTCGAAGACGAAGAGGAATGGGTCGAGGAGGACGAAGAATGACCATCGTGATCGACCCTGACGTCATTCCTTTAACGTCGCCGGATGATGTGCCGGAAGAGTACGATCCTGACGACTACGAATTCCCCGACGAGCAGGACTATCCCAGCCCAGATTGGAAACCGTAATGTTCACCAAATCGTTTCTCATGCAGCTCCTCGAGCGTGCTATCAAAACCTTCGCTCAAACTGTCGTCGCGTTGGCCGGTGCGAACCAAATGGACTGGATGAGTCTTGACTGGCAGCACATCGCCGCCACCGCCGGCATCGCCGCCGGCCTGTCAGTGTTGACGTCGATTGCATCAGACAAGATCGGCCCCGCCAACACCCCGTCGACGGTTTCAATGTACGAAGGACCGTGACAATGGCCCCCGCAAATCTGCCCCTCCAAATACGCGTTGGCGACACAGAAACCGTTTCGGTGACCATTCTCGATGAGAATGAGCAGCCGGTGGACATCACAGGCCGTTCCTATGCTGCCCAGATCCGCACCACAACCGACGCCACCTCAGTCCTCGCAACGTTCACTTGTGCGATTGTTCTCGGCCCCGCCGGCACCCTCACCGCCACACTCTCAGCTACTACAACGGCAGCTCTCACTCCTGGCCTTGCCGTGTGGGATTTACAAGAAACCAACGGATCAACCGTCACCACACTCCTCGCCGGCCCCGTCACCATTTTCCAGGACGTAACCCGAACATGAGTGTCTCCGTCACCCTGAAACTCACCGACGTCACCGTCACCCAACGGACCGAACCTGTCCAAGTGACTCGGACTGTGCCGGAAGTGTTGTTGACTGGCATTGCTGGCCCTGCAGGCCCGACAGGCCCGACCGGCCCGCAAGGAGACACTGGTGCTCAAGGAGACACTGGTGCTCAGGGTGCTCAAGGCGCTCAAGGAGACACTGGTGCTCAGGGTGCCACTGGCGCTCAGGGTGCTCAAGGTGCTCAGGGAGACACTGGTGCTCAGGGTGCCACTGGTGCTCAGGGTGCTCAAGGTGCTCAGGGAGACACTGGTGCACAAGGCGCGACTGGTGCTCAGGGTGCCACTGGTGCTCAGGGTGCGACTGGTGCTCAGGGTGCCACTGGTGCTCAGGGTGCGACTGGTGCTCAGGGTGCCACTGGTGCTCAGGGTGCGACTGGTGCTCAGGGTGCTCAAGGCGCTCAAGGAGACACTGGTGCTCAGGGTGCTCAAGGCGCTCAAGGAGACACTGGTGCTCAGGGTGCCACTGGTGCTCAGGGTGCTCAAGGTGCTCAGGGAGACACTGGTGCACAAGGCGCGACTGGTGCTCAGGGTGCCACTGGCGCTCAAGGAGACACTGGTGCACAAGGCGCAACTGGTGCTCAGGGTGCCACTGGCGCTCAGGGTGCTCAAGGCGCTCAAGGAGACACTGGTGCTCAGGGTGCTCAAGGCGCTCAAGGAGACACTGGTGCTCAGGGTGCTCAAGGCGCTCAAGGAGACACTGGTGCACAAGGCGCGACTGGTGCTCAGGGTGCCACTGGTGCTCAGGGTGCCACTGGCGCTCAGGGTGCTCAAGGTGCTCAGGGTGCCACTGGTGCTCAGGGTGCGACTGGTGCTCAGGGTGCGACTGGTGCTCAGGGTGCGACTGGTGCTCAGGGTGCGACTGGTGCTCAGGGTGCCACTGGTGCTCAGGGTGCGACTGGTGCTCAGGGAGACACTGGTGCTCAGGGTGCTCAGGGTGCACCGGGAACCACGATGGCGCTACTTGACACCGAAACTTTCACGTCTTCGACTACGTACACGCTGCCAGCAGGGGCGCTTCTTTGTTACATCGAAGTAGTGGGCGCAGGTAGTGGCGGTCGTGGTGGCGCAAAACAAACAGGAACAACAACTGCGATTTTCGGGTATGGCGGAGCCGGAGGAAGTTTCTGGACTGAAACTATCGACGCTGCCGTTCTTGGTGGTGGCGGCGCATCGGTAACCGTAACAATCGGCGCGGGTGGCACTGGCGGTGCCGGTGCAACCGTCGCCGGGACGGCGGGAGCCGACGGCAACGCAGGTGGAACAAGCCGCTTCGGGACTTTGTATTTCCCAAGCCCGCCCGGTGGTTCCACACCTTTCCCCTCAATTTATGGAACCACCGTCCTTGGCGCTGGCGCTTCAGCCGCTTCGGGAGCGGGCAGAAAAAACCGTTTCGGCGGTGGAGGTGGGGGTGCTGGTGGAAGCGCTACAACCGTCGCCGCTGCTGGCGGTGCCGGTGGTGATTCCACTGGCAATCCTTGGACAAATGGCATAGCCGACACGGGCGGCGGTGGCACCGCTGGAACCTCTGGTGGTGGTGCTGGTGGTGCGGGTACCTCTGGTGACGGCGGCGGCGGCGGCGGTTCTTCCACCAATTCCGTCGGTGGTTCTGGTGGTGCTGGTGGCGCTCCCGGTGGTGGTGGCGGCGGTGGGGGCGGCGCAAACGGAGGTTTCAACGGGGGCAACGGTGGCTCTGGTGGCCGTGCCGAAATCAAACTTTGGGTGTACGGATGAATGAAAACATTTTTTTAGTTATCAACGCCGATGGAATTGTCAAAAACGCTGTTGTTTGGAATGGCGAAACACTTTTTGACGAACCAGGTTGTGAAGTAATTCCACGACCATTAGAACCCGATGGGGTATGGATCGGATGGTCATTGATCGACGAGAAATGGGTACCACCGCAACCCGACGAGCCGTGACCTGCATCGTCGGCCTCGAGCATGACGGACTCGTCACCATCGGCGGAGATTTTTTCAACATTTTCTGATCTTTGAAAGAGGTTATGGTCCCCGATTCGATGACGACACCGGCTTCCCTGGGTGTCGAATGGATACTCGAGGCGAACCGCCACGCACTCTGAGAATCACAACCGAATCGGACGCCGGAAACCCCAGCCGCCAGCCTTCCCCCAGGCTCGATGGCTGGGGTTTCTGCGTTCCCCGAAAAAGATCCTTGACAATCTTTAAACAATCCTTTAAAACATCCGGTGTGGAGCAGCCCGCCCCACCTACAAGGAAACCAAGCAGACAAGGAACCCCGACAATGTCCCAAATGGCTCAACTCGACCAGCTCCTCCAACAACTCATCGAAGCGGAACAAAAGACCGACAAATACGCCACCATCATCGGCAACACCGACCACATTCATTCTGAGTATGAGCCGGCCGACTACATCGAAGACGCCTACATCAGCGCCCTCGTCCAAGCCGAGATCCTCGCCGAAAACATCGTCGACATCCTCCACCCCATGCCATTCGGCGACGACGACAAATTCTGGAACGCCGTCATCAACGTCCGCCTTTACATCCAAGGAACCGACGTCAACGAACTCACCCTCGAAGACCTCGACGCTGCAATGAGAAAGGCCATCTGATGTGGACGCTTATTTGCCTCACACCGGCAGCTTTTCTTCTCGCCCATCAGATCCGCAAAGCCCGACAGGCTCCGAAACAGTCTCAACCGACTCTCGCCGATATTCCAGTGATTGTTCTTGTTGGCAACGACCTCGAGGCGGAACTATGACCGACCCACACGTCATCCGGTGCCTACTCTGTCTACAGTCCTTCAAACGAGACAGCCAAGGGACCGACCAGTACCTGCAACACCGGAAAAGTTGCGCTGAAGCAGCCCATCCGTCTAACCCGAAAAGGCCAGCATGAAACCTGCAACGCTTCTCCTCATCGTCTGCACCCTCGCTGTCATCATGCCAGGGCCGCTTGAATCGTTCGCTCAACACGACGCCATCGGCCCCGTCATGGGCCTCACAATCCTCCTCGCCATCACAGCCCTCATCATCTTCGCCCTACCGGTAAAGACTCGACGATGAAAACCGACTGGTTGCCCCTTATCGGTGTCCTCATACTCATCGCCATCGTTGCCGGCTGGGTTTGGTACGTCACCGGAGGCCCAACATGACCAACAAAAACAAAGCCAAAGGCTCAGCTGCTGAACGTGCCGTCACTGACCATCTCAACGTCCGAGGCGTCGAAGCCGAGAGAGTACCGGCCGGCGCAACCCTTGACCGAGGAGACATTTGGGTTCCCGACAAAAACTGGCCGGCCATCCAAGTCAAAAATCACGCGCGCCTCGACCTCGCCGGCTGGGTCGACGACGTCGAAGAACAAGCCGTCAACGCCGGACGCGCCACCGGCATCGTCGTTCACAAACGACGCGGCAAAGGGAACCCCGGCTCCTGGTATGTCACCTGCACCCTCGACACCCTCATCACACTCATCGAAGGGAACAAACGATGACCGACACCACAATCATCAACGGATTCTGCCAACAACTCACCGCCCTAGTTGACTCAGGCGAACCGGACCTCGAGCTGATCCTCGATGCCGCTGACATCATCGGCGCACAACTCGAAGAGATCCGACGCCTCGAAGCTGTCATCGCCAACCTGAAATCCGAGAACGCCACTTTGAAGCAATACGGTTTCTACGAATGACCGAACCCGAAACGACCCCGACAAAAAAATGGACCGCACAGGCAGCCTGCAAAGGCAAAACCGACCTCTTCTTCGTCAGTCGTGGCGAGACCTCGAAGATGCAGATGGCGAAGGCGATTTGCGCGACTTGTCCAGTGATCGACCCTTGCCGGGAATATGTGATCTACCACGCCGAACGGTTCGGAGTTTGGGCTGGCATGAGTGAAAAAGACCGACGCCAATACCGGATCGAACAGGGCATCAAACTGTCACCGGCACAACACGGCACAGTCCGCCGGAAACAGGCAGGTTGCCGTTGCCTTGAGTGTCACACAGCTCGACGACCATGAAACCAAGACCAGCAGTTCCAACCGTTCACCAGCTGCCACATTGCGAACATGACTAGAAACCCCGGCTGGTTCGACTGGATCGCATAGATGGCCCACGGCCAGGAATGCAACATCACAACCAGCCATCCCCACCATCGACCCCGACCGGCCTGCCACATCCCGAACACACCCAGCAGCTCAAACACTGACAACACAATCGGCCACACAACACCCTCCAACCCGACAGGAAACCTGAAATGACAACGCTAGACCCCGACACCATCAACAAACTCAACGAACCAGCAGACGAAACCCGACGAGACCGATGGGGCCGCTACCAAGTCCTCCCACCCAACGGAACAAAACTTGTCGGCTACACCAGAACCACGACCATCGCCAAAGCCCTTGACGACACCTCGAGTCTGATGGCATGGAACGCCCGAATGACCGCCATAGGTCTCGCCCAACGCCCCGACCTCGTCGCCCTCGTCGCCACTACGCCACAGGACGACAAAAAAACCTTGGATGGGATTGTGAAGCGCGCGTCGGAAGCTGGTGGCGCAACAGTCCGCCGGGATCTCGGCACCGCTGTTCACGGACTTCTCGAGCGTCGACTCAAAGACCCCACATTCATCGCCCCCGACCCATACCAAGCCGACATCGAAGCAATCCTCACCGCCCTCGCCGACGCTGGCCTCTCCTTCGTTGAAGGCATGACCGAACGAATCGTCGTCAACGACGACATCCAGGTCGCCGGAACCTTCGACCTTCTCCTCACCGATGGTGAAGAAACCTTCATTACGGACCTCAAAACCGGCTCATCTGTCAAATATGGCGGACTTGGTTTTGCGATTCAGTTGTCGATCTACGCCAACGCCTCCAACCTTTACACCCAAGGGACAGCGAAAGACGGCAGTCAAGACATTCGGGAACCCATGCCGGAAGTGTCAAAATCCGCTGGGATCATCATTCACTGTCAACCGGGATCGGGACAGGCAGAACTTCACTGGTTGGATTTGGAGGCAGGCACCGAGGCGCTGCACATAGCCCTCGAGGTTCGTCGGCTTCGCAAATACACACCAATCCACGCCTTCACCCCACAACAAGCCACAGCAGCGATTTACGGCCGCCAACGGCCTGGGCAGGTTCAACACGTCGACGACGCCTGGCGAATCGCCACCCTCGACCGAATCTCACGAATTGTTGTTGACGGACACGCCCAACAACTCGCCGAAGCATGGCCAGAAGGACACCCAACCCTCAAATCCGGAGACCCCATCACCCTCGACCAAGGCGACGGAATCTCCCGAACCCTCGACGTCCTCGAAAAAGAACTCGGCCTCCCCTTCGCATCACTCCCAGACCTCAACCCGCCACCAGTACCACCCAAAAAATCGACGCGACGCCGAGCCGTCAACGACGGCCTCGACACCCTCGTCGACCTTCAGCTCGTCACCCAACTCAACAAACAAGCCGAAGAACTCCCCGACGACGCCCTCCAATGGGTACGTGACGTACTTGAGGACGCCAAAAAATGCGGTCGCACCCTCGCCCTCTCACCCCCACAAGGAATCCCAGCTTTACGCCGATTCATGATCTGCCAAACCATCATTGATATCGCCGGATTCGTCGACGACGAACTCGCCTGGGCGGTGCTAGACAATGCCACCGACTTCAAAATCCCCCACCACTCTCTCGGAGATGCCTTCGGCACTCTCCGAAAGACCGAAGCGCAAAAAGCCTTCGGAATCGTCACCGCCATCAACGACCTCACCCTGACACCAATGTGGGATGAGAACGGTTGCCGGCTCGAAGGTGACATCGTCACAGCCACCAACAGTGGCACCCCGACAGACAAGGAAACCAACCAGTGACATTCGACAAATCAGCAGCAGAGGCCCTCACCCGAAAAGGTGGAGGCAACATCGCCAAATTTCCAAACATCGGCGATGTCGTGAAAATCAAGATCACCGGACTCGAAGAGCGGCAGCAAACCGACTTCATCACCGGAGAACCCATTACCTGGGCAGACGGCAAGCCGAAAATGCAGTTTGTTTTCACTGGCATCGACCAGGACACCCAAGAGGAAACCCGGATCTTCGCGAAGGGTTACATGCTCACAGCCATCAAAGAAGCTCTCACGAAGGCTGATAGCAACCTCGAGGCCGGCGGAATCTTGGCCGTCAAATACTCAGAGGACGAACCTCCGTCAAAGCCGGGTTTGAATCCTGCGAAAAAGTATGTCGCCCAATACCAGCCACCGAAGCCGGCCAGCATCAGCGCCGACGACTTGATGTGACATGGAAAAGCGACTCATCGGCGCACAACTCGACCTCGGCCTCATCGAAGAAGTAGATGAAGCCGCCAAGCGACTTGGTGTGAACCGATCCACATTCATCCGCCAGGCACTCTTGCAGCTCATCGAAGCCACCAAGAACGCCTGACTCGAGGCAACCCCACCACAAACCCGACCTGTGGTGGGGTTGCTTCACCAACCCGAAAGACCCGAACATGGACAAAGCCCACATCCTCATCCGCACCGACCATCACCGTGGCCTCTACCTGGTCGAAGCGTCACAAGGAGCCGACCGGATCACCCTCGCCACAACACACGATCACGCCGACGCCTTCCAAATCGCCCAAAAACTCGCGGCATGGACCCGTCGTGACCCTGACAACATTCCGTTCCCGATCTACGACCGATCCCGAACGTTGAAGTGACCCGAAAGGAATCAAACCGGCTTTGGCGTTGCCCAAAATGCGCCGTTCACTACTCGACCCCACAACCTGCAACCGCTGTTCTCTGTAGCAGCTGCACAAGAAAGACTCGAGGAAACCCGCAATGGATGCAACCCCACTCCGAGCCGCCATCGGAATCGCCCTAGTTGCTTTGATACTCGCTTTGGCTTTGCGATGTGACAGCAAATCAGCAGCACTCTCAGCCCCACCAGCCCCGACCACAGTGGAGACCCCGATGTATCTCACACATGATTTTCACAGCGCTACAGCGCGCGCACTCACAGACCTCGACCAGTTCCTACATTCCGTTACACCCACGACCACAAAACCAAGATCGGCGGCGGCCCCAGCAGCGGTCCCAACGACACCAGCCCCTCCTTCTGGTGATCGTTGGGACCGCCTCGCCGACTGCGAAACCGGAGGTGATTGGTCAGCGAACACCGGCAACGGATTCGGAGGCGGCCTGCAATTCGCCCACCAACCCTCCTGGTCCACTTGGCTGTCGTTTGGTGGAGCAGAGTTCGCCTCACACCCTTGGGAAGCGACACGGGAACAACAGATCGTCATCGCTGAACGAGTCTTGGCCTCGTCCGGCTTCAAAGCGTGGCCAGGCTGCTCACGAAAGTTTGGGTGGATCTGATGGGTGAGATCCTTGACGCCTTCCTCAAAGCCTTCGACGCCGAAGCCCCCACGAAACGGTGCGCGCTTTGCGGCCTTGAGCTGCCCCACACCGAATTCGGTTATGACGGCCGAACCCGAGACCGACTGACCTACCGGTGCAACACCTGCCGGAAAATGCAAACCAAGGAACCCTGATGAGACACAACCCCGACATCGACATCGACCTCACCCCCAAACAACAAGCCATCCTCACGGCCGGAAACAACCTCGAGGCCGAACTGGCAAAGCTTCATCGTTATCATCACGGCCCCGACTGCCCCACCTGCCAAGCTCTCCTTACCTGGTGGGATCTGACCGGACGATGAAACACGGAACCCGAAGCGGATACTCCTACCACCGCTGCCGATGCCAACCCTGCAAAGAAGCGAAACAGGAAGCAGACCGAAAGTACCGGGACAACCAGCACATCCCACAACCAGGAGTCCTCTACTGGCCCCTCGAGCCGCTCTTCGAAGCAGCCGGGACCACCCTGTACGTCGAACTTGCAGTCCGCACCGACGTACCAGCAAGAACCCTGCACCGAGCATCCGTTCGTGGACTCACCGACCGAATCGCCGACCGGGCAGCAACACGACTCGGCCTCCACCCCTCCATGATCTGGCCTGACTGGATCGACCCCTACCTCGAAGGAGCAGCATGACCCCCGACGACATCCTCCAAAACCTGAAAAACCAACGCTTCTGGCCCAACCCCGACACCCTCGACGAAGACCTCACCCACGCCATCAACCTCATCCAAATCCTCTGCGAAACAAACGCCAAATACCTGTCCGGAATGATGGAACTCATGGCAGCCATCGAAGACACCACCGGAATGGACTTCACCCCACAATGAACAATCCGCTCCCCGACGGCACAGCTCGAATCATCAACGGAAACGCACTTAATCTTCTCGACAACATTGAACCCGAATCTGTCGACCTCATCATCACATCGCCCCCATACTTCGCCCTTCGCTCCTATCAAGACGGAGGCGAACACTATGAAGGGCAGCTCGGAGACGAACCAACCCCCACACAGTTCGTCGACGCCCTCATTTCATGCACCGACCAGATGCGTCAAGTATTGAAACCGTCTGGGTCGATCTTCGTAAACCTTGGAGACAAATACAGTCGAGGAACAAGGCCAAAAAATCAGCCAGATCAATTCCGAAAGTCGGAAAACATTTCTTACGACGACCCGAAATACATAAAAGACACAGCATCAGAGAACAGCGGGATTGTCGGAAAATCCCTCATGGGCATTCCGTGGAGATACGCCATCCGGTGCATCGATGAACTCAACCTTATTCTTCGAGCTGAGATCATCTGGTCAAAACCAAACGGACTCCCAGAATCAGTCACCGATCGAGTTCGACGATCACACGAACAATGGTTTCACTTCACAAAAGAGCCACGCTATTTCTCATCCATCGACGAAATTCGTGAACCCTACAAATCGGCTTCAATGAGACGCCAGAGATCGAAATACACCCAAACAGGGCAATCATTGAATCGCGCTATTCAAACGGATCACGATCTTCAACACAATCCACTTGGGAAACTTCCAAGCTCAGTTTGGACGATTCCAACTGAACCTCTTCGCATACCTGAAGAACTCAATGTCGATCATTTTGCTGCATTCCCAACAGAATGGCCGCGCCTAATCATCCTCGGGTTTTCACCACCGAACGGAGTCGTCCTCGATCCATTCGGAGGAACAGGAACTGTCGCAGCAGTCGCCAAAGCATTAGGAAGGCACGGAATCCACAACGATTTGTCAAATGATTACAACCGAATTGCCGATTGGCGAATCAACGGAGGCGGCTATATCAAAATCTGTCACCGAATCCATCAACGCACCTACGGAACGAAACCAGCAAAATCGGCAATCACCGAAACACAAGCCATCACACTCTTTGAAAGCTTCAACCAATGATCGAAACGCTCCCGACAGCACTCGACTACGCTCAGCGTGGCTGGCGAATCGTTCCCATCCGACCAGGAGAAAAACGCCCTGCCCTCCTCGCCTGGCAAAACGAAGCCACAGCAAACCCGGATCTCATCACCGAATGGTTCACCGGCCCCTACAACGGCTACGGAATCGGCATCGTCACCGGCCCCGAAACCGGCATCTTCGTCCTCGACGTCGACATCACCGACTCCAAAGCCGGAGACGAAACCCTCCACGACCTCGAAACCACCTACGGCCCACTCCCACCAACCCTCACATCAATCACCGGCTCCGGAGGCTGGCACCTCCTCTTCAAATACCCCGAACACGTTGAAATCAAAAACGACGCCGGCAGACGACTCGGACCAGGACTCGACATTCGAGGCATAGGCGGACAGATCGTCGCCCCACCAACCATCCACGCCAACGGCAACCCCTACCAGTGGGACGACAGCTGCAACACAATCGCCGACGCCCCCGAATGGCTCCTCCAACTACTCACACCACCGCCACCGCCCTCGAGCAGCACAACAACACCCAACAGCAGCAACGACGACTCTGTAGCCGCCCGCTACAACAACAACACCACCTGGCCGCAACTCCTCACCGACGACGGCTGGACACTCGCCGCCACACTCCCAACCGGAGAAACACAATGGACGAGACCAGGCAAAAACCCTGAAGCCGGGATCTCCGCCACAGTCGGCCACGAAGGCCGAGACATCCTCACAGTCTTCACCTCCTCCATCCCCTGGCTCCCAGAAGGCTCCTACAGCCGATTCGGCTACTACGCCTGCCGACACCACAACGGTGACCGCTCAGCAGCCGCCACACACCTCCACACCCAAAAAGACATAGAACTCGCCGACTACTTCACCAGCCAACTCATCACACCCCAAACCCCACCAGACACACCCACAGAAAACCGAATCGAACTCGCCCACCTCGTCGACTGGACAAAACTCTGGACAGACGACCGACCAGAAGAAGAATGGCTCGCCGAACCCATCATCCCCAAAGGCCGAGCCATCGCCCTCTACGCCCCAGCCAAAGCCGGCAAATCCACCATCACCCTCGCCATCTGCGCCGCCATAGCAACCGGCGGAAAAATCTTGGGACAAACCCGAGCCACCCCCACAAACGTCCTCTACCTCGACTACGAAATGACAGAAGACGACCTCATCGAACGCCTCTCCGAACTCGGCTACGGCCCCCAAGACAACCTCCAAAAACTTCACTACGCCCTCCTCCCCTCACTCCCACCCCTCGACACCATCGAAGGAGCCACATCACTCCTCCACCTCGTCGACCAAACCCAAGCCCAACTCGTCGTCGTCGACACCTTCGGACGTGCCGTAGAAGGCGACGAAGACCGAGCAGACACAGTCAGAGCCTTCTACCGACACACAGGACTCTCACTCAAAGCCCGAGGCGTAGCAGTCCTCCGAACCGACCACTCCGGCAAATCCGTCGAAAAAGGAATGAGAGGCTCAAGCGCCAAAGCCGACGACGTCGACATCGTGTGGCAGCTCTCCCGAACCAACACCAACAAAGGCGACGGAATCCGCCTCAACCGCACCCACTCCCGAATCTCCTGGGTACCCCAAGACATACGAATCAGCCGAATCGAAACCGACCACGGCCACGACTATGTGATCGACGCCAACGACCAACAATGGCCAGACGGAACCCGACAAGACGCCGACCTCCTCGACACCCTCAACCTTCCCCACAACATCGGCTTCAACGCCGCCAAAAACGCTGTGAGAGAAGCAGGCCACAAAATGAGAGACGCCCGCATTCGGACCGCTTTGAAGTTCCGGAAACAAGCCGCCAACAGTCAAGAACACATGAGACTCACAGCCGGCATCACCACAAATTCACAAGCGCACAAGCGCGTCGGACGCGCTGCAAATGATCGGGACGCGCTCGACGGGACGCGACAGCGGGACGCGCAGGGTGAAAAGTGGGACGCGCCGGACGCGCTAACAAAACCCCACGTCACAGCCCCACAAAATCGGGACGCGGTAGACCCCGAACGGGACGCGATAGCAGCGAGCCAAACGGGACGCGAGCGTCCCTATAGAGGGACGCGCTGTCCCGAGGCCACCCCGGACACACAAACAACCCCACTCTTCTAAACCCCAAGGACAACAACATGGCCGCTCGACGCTGCGAAAAATGTGGGGGATGGACCACACCCCCCACCCCCTGCAAAACATGCCGGCAAGCATATGAACGGGGCCGGTCCCAATCCAGGGGTAGGAGGGACGAGTACGCCGGAGCATGGCGCTACCAATCCCAACAACTACGCCTCGAGTGGATCAACCTTCACGGCTACTGGTGTCCAGGCTGGACAATGCCAGAACACACAGGCCGACCAGCCCACCCCGCCACCGACCTCGTCGTCGACCACGACCTCGGAGTCATGTGTCGATCATGCAACAGTCACAAAGCAGCAACCCACGACAGGGGGAGGACGACACCACCCAGCTCATCCACAGATTGATCCACAACTTCTCCACAGAATCATCCACAACTAGCCTCCCTCGAGCCTAGTTATCCACAATCCCTTTATCCCCAGAGTTGTCCACAGGTTGTCCCCAGCCTGTGGATATGGGGGAGGGGCCTGGGGATAACGGGGTCGGGGGAGGCCCGTCAAC